TGGTCATTCATCGTAGTGAACAAAAAAGTTGGTGTCACTTGTGTCATTGCATCGGGCGATAACTTCACCATGTTCTTTCCTGGTGGTGATGGTATCTAAACTAAATAGACATAAAATCATCCCTTGATTGATTCAAAGATTATGCTTTCAGTATGTGCTATGAGAGAGGCACACCATGTTAGCAGAAATGGCACTTGCAAGTGCAGCATTCAGCACAATCAAACAATTTGTAGCAGACGGTAAAGAAATATATGAGATGGGTGATACCATCGCACAGTATTTTTCTGCCAAAAAAGAAATTCAAGAAAAAGCAAACAAGAACGGATACAAGTCTGATTTGCAAGCATTCATGGCAGCAGAACAACTTGCCGCCCAAGAAGAAGAACTGAAGCAGATGATGATATACCAAGGTCGTGCAAATATGTGGACGGATTGGTTGAAATTTCAGGCAGACGCAAAAGCAGAACGTGTAGAGCAAGAGCGTTTACAGACGATAGAAAAAGTTCGCAAACAAAAGAAAATGAAACAAATGATTGAATACACCGTGGCAGGGATTATATCTGCTGTAGTTATCGGTGCTTCAATATGGGGAATGATTTATGCCATAACAGAGTATGGTGCAAAATAATGGAAGACCCCAAACCAAGAACAGACTCAAGTCCAGTGGTAATGTGGGTAAGTAAAATAATAAAAGGAAAAGTGATAGGCAAAGTAAATCCTAATAGTCGAATCGGTCAAGATTCGGAAAGAATGCGGAACTTGAGAATTTTAGAGGAAAGGAAATCAAAATGAAAATTTTAGTTCTTAGTATCGCACTGATGATTAGTGGTTGCTCTATGATCCCAAGTTTTTGGGATGACAATGAATCTTGGTCAGTGGCAAAGATTCGCCACTCAGTGGATACTTTGAATTGTAGTGGCAACTATGTGCCACAAGTCAATGCTTTGGTAAGTGACATTCGTTTTTTGCAATTGTATAGTGAAAGCAAAGGTTCAGACGACTTGGGTGAAATGATTTCACCAATGATGGATACCGCAAGAGGTCTACAAAAGATGACCGTCAATGAAACCTTTTGTAAACTCAAAAAGAAACAACTCGCAAAACAATCGGCAATAATCGCTGATGCGACAATGGAGAGATTCTAATGATAAAAGAAGTTCAGGCATTGTTAGACTGTGAAGATGAAGAAGTTGCGGCAAAAGCAGATGAAGTTTGTATGATTTATGCTGCATACGAAGAGGGTGCGATAACTAAAGAGATGTATGTTGAACTCCTAGAAGATATCAAAAACACATATGAAGTTCAAGCGCACGGTGATGATATGAAGTTCAAATCAATGTTGGTGACAGGTGTCTATGGAATCTTACAAGTCGTCTGAACACAATCAGTGTGGAACTGAAGAGTGTTGTATGAAGTGTGATACGGCATCTTTGGGTAAAGATTGGTTTTTGATTGCTATCAACCCTTGGTATAAATGGTATTTCAATCCCAAGACAGGGGAACACAAACATATACCATATAAAATACTTGACAATCCACTCGCAAACTAGTATAATGTTGAGTGTTCAATTAGGAGATAGCATTAGTTATGGTGAGTAAAACAAAAGAAGAATTCTCTTTACTTATAGAGCAGTACGCACGAGATAAACGGTGTTCATATATGGATGCCATCGTGCTGTACTGTGAAGAGAATGAGATTGAGGTAGAAACAGCAGCACAGAAGATATCTACCAATATCAAAGATAAAATTGAAGTTGAAGCACAAGACCTAAACTTTTTACCAAGAACAGCGAGGTTACCAATATGAATAAGACCATCAATGCTGAGATTGAATATCTCAAAGAAGAGAACGAGTTGTTGAGAAATCAAGTCAATCAACTCAGAAATGAACTCACACAACTCAAGCAAAAAGAATTGCGTGAGGTGGTTGGTGATGATAAGACAGAAGCACCTGTCTATGGAACTCTAAATGGTTGAAAAAAAGAGTTGACATAAATAGAAAAGTACGTTATACTGTACGGCATATATTATGAAATTAGTGGATACGAAAATATACAGCAATACAAGGATATACAGATGACTGAATCATTCTCATCCCTCAAGCGGAGTTCCCGCAACAATCTAGAAAAACTCATGTCAGAGACCAACAAGATTGCCAAAGGCAATGGTGAAAAGGGTGGTGCTGATGACCGTTTCTGGAAACCAGAAGTAGACAAAGCAGGTAACGGTTATGCCGTTATTCGTTTCCTCCCTGCCCCATCAGGCGAAGATATCCCTTGGGTTCGTGTGTTCGATCACGGTTTCCAAGGTGTTGGTGGTTGGTACATCGAGAACTCGTTGACAACGCTCAACAAGAAAGACCCCGTGTCTGAGTACAACTCTAAGTTGTGGAACTCAGGTATTGAGGCAAACAAAGAACAAGCACGGAAGCAAAAGCGACGACTCAAGTACATTGCAAACATCTATGTCGTCAAAGACCCAGCGCATCCAGAGAACGAAGGTAAAGTATTCCTTTATCAGTTCGGTAAGAAAATCTTTGACAAGATCAACGATTTGATGAATCCTCAGTTTGAAGACGAGGACCCAATCAATCCATTCGACTTTTGGGAAGGTGCGAACTTCAAGTTGAAGATTCGTAATGTCGAAGGTTATCGTAACTACGATAAGTCAGAGTTTGAAACTTCATCCACATTGGGTGAGTTTGACGACGAAGAACTGGAAACAGTTTGGAAGCAACAGCATTCACTTGCGGAGTTTGTTGCACCAGAGAACTTCAAGTCATATGAAGAACTTGAAGCAAAACTGAACAAGGTGCTTGGTTTGGATGGTGCTAGACCAGTACCGAAGGGTCGTGCTGCTGACGAAGAAGAACTCGATGAAGTTCAGAACTTCCGTCCAAGTGCGAGTGCCAGTGTTGGCAAAGAAGCATCTGCACCCAAAGCAGATGAGATTCCTTGGGACACTGATTCCGAAGACGATAGTTTATCTTTCTTTGAGAATCTTGCGAAAGAGGACTAACGTCTCCTTCCTTTGAACTTGGGGTAGTGCAATGCTACCCCTTTTTAGTTGTATCCCGCAAATTTATTTTGTGTCTCTACACTCCTTGGTTGGAGTGGTGTTTTCTGAATTGTGGTCTGATTGTTATTGATTGTTTTGGCATCAATAACGTTATTGTTTGTTGGTGCGCCACCAGATGCATCTCCACCTGATGTAGCATCCGCAGACGATTCCATCATTGCTCTACCAACTTGTGGTTCTCTTTGCACATACTCTGCCTGTGCCATCAATCGTGCTTTTCTGTATGCTGCAGTTTGTGATCTAACACTACCAAGTCTTGCATCTGCTTCACCAGACTCAACTATTTCTTGAGTTCTGCGCTTGATGAATTCTTGTTTTGTTTCAACTTGCTCTGGTGCACCAGATGCTTTTTCTTTCATTCGTAATTCTTCAATACGATCATTCATATCGTCTTGATCTGCGAAATCAATGTGCCCTTCTGCTTTTGCTTCTTCAGGGGACATCTTTGCGAGTTCATCTGCGGTAATATCTTTTACTGGTTCTTTTGGTTCGGTCGCATTACTAGGTTTCCCATCTCCATCAGCAACTTGTGATTCACGGTATTCCCTGAATGCTTGACTTCTTGCTTTTTGTCGTGCTGCTTCCTTTGCTCTGTTACTCATCCCTCTTGGTTTTACTTCACCAGAGTCAAGCATTTCTTGAGTTCTACGTTTTACAAATTGTGCTTGCGTTTCTTGTGGTTCTTCAGTAATTTGTTTTGGTTCACCTTCATCTTGTTTCGGTGTGCCCGCATCTATCGCACTTTCTAATCGTTTATCACCACCAATAGGAATTCTAGATACAGTATATGTTCCGTCTTTTTGTGGGTTCACCGCATACCCACTTGAAACTCCATTTGACTCGTCTTCTTTTTTGGTCAAATACATTATCTCAATTGCTTCTGTTTGAGACCCTGTACGATATATTAGTTCAGCACCATCTGGTAGATTGAGTTCTCCACCAACTTTTTCTGGTTCACCTTCTGTGCCTTCAGTCACCACACCAGTTCCACCAGACAAAGGTCTCCCTGTAGTCGGATCAACACCTTCTTGTGTCCCCGCCTTTTTTCGTATTTCGGCAAACGATGGTTTGTCTGGTTCTGATGAAAAGAAACTAGTT